TCATAGCAAGCCGCAGCTGATCTTGTTGAACAAGAGCATCGTTAGCAGCTTTAACAACTTCAAACTGCGAACGCGTCATATTCGTACGAACGCTGATACCGTTCAGCTGATAGTTAGAAAGCTCAATCTGCGAGTTAGCTACGTTAGCTGCGGCTGTAGCAGCAACAGCTTTCTGTGCAGCTGCAAGCTTTTCCAAGCTCTCGCCAGTGTTAAGCGAGTTTTGCAGAGCTATAGTTTTATCTGCCGTTTGCTCAAGAAGCTGCATCTCCTTGGCAGTATTCTGCATCATTTCTTTACTAGCGTTAAGAGCCTGCTCATCGAAAGGAATGGTTATCTGATTAATAATCCAGTCTAGCGGATTATCAAGAAAGCCCACATCACGCTTTTGCTTAATAGCTTCTGCGCGTTGGCGGTTATCAAGAATATCGCTCTTCAGCTTATCTGCAAGCTCTGCAAGAATAAAGCCGGAAGCATCCTGGTTAACACCAAACCAAGCAGCAGCTTCCTGCGCTTTCTTCTGATTAGCAAGCTTGTTAGTTTGCTCGAAGAACAGCACATCGCTTTCGGCAGCAGCTTTATCTAGAATAGCTCGCTCACGAGCAGCACCCGCCGCACCTTGCCGCTGAGTAACAGCCATCACATCCGTCATGCTTTTACCAAGAATTTCAGCGGAGGACGTAGCAGCTTCAAGCAGCGCAGCTGTATCTATCCCTGTAGGATTTTGCTCGGTAGGAGCCTGACGAGAAACAATGCTGTTAGACATGCGCGGCTACTCCGATCTTGTAAAGATAAAAGCGACGCTTCAGATTGCGGAAAGGAAGAATCGTCAAACCACAGAAGATGCTGGTAGCTGAAACAACGCTGTAAGCCGCAGTCGCAAGCAACGAGCGCTTACCAGAAAGGAAGTTAGAACGCTGCTTGAACAACGTTTCCAGGAAGTTAGAGTACCAACTGTTCGGGTGCGCGCGAAGATGAGCAACTGACGGAGTCGCCCAGATGTAGTAAGCAGCTCGCGATACTTGCTTGTACTTAGCAAAGTGACGCAGCGAAAGCATACGATCTTCTCGCGACAAACGCTTCTGCCGATAAAGTTCCGTGCAGATAATGCTGCCAATAGCGTCAGCAATAAGGTTACCACCTGGAATGAAGCTGAGAACAGCTCCACCGATATCGCCGTCAGCAAGACGCATAGCTGAGCTAGCGATGCTAAGAGGCGAAGGACCAAAGTCGAAAGCACCAAGCAAGTCAGCAGCTTCACCAATTCCAGAAGCTGCGCTGGCGATGTCAGTACCAGCCTCGATAGCATCTCCAGCTCCGGAGAAGAAGTCCACAGTATCAAAAGCATCTACGCCAGCTGTGATAGCATCAATGCTATCCGCAGCATCTACGACACCGATAGCATCAGCAGCAGTACTGCTAAACTGTGTAGCTATGTCGAAAGCGTCCGACGCATCGCTAGCCGTCATACCTAAATCACCAGCAGCTTGAGCAATGCTACCAGCTGTTTCAGCAACAATAGACTCTCCGGAACTCATAACTACTTCAGAAATTTCACCAGCAACATCTCCGCCGCTACCTATCACATCAAGAATCTCCTGAGGAGTTTCAGAAGGAATAGCAGTTCCTGCTTTACGAGCACTCTCGCTAGCAGAGTCCCCAAAGATGCCTTTGATTTTTCCCCAGTTTTTATACGCACTGTAACCAAGCAAGCCTGCGCCAGCTGCTCCAGTGATAGCAGGAGAAATCATCGGGGGCGTTTTAACCTGTTGCCCACGAGTAGCACCTAGAATGCTAGCGTTAGCACCAGAAGCTATCTGCATCTGCTGGTTACGATAGTCAAGAACCGCACGAGAAGCTTCAGCGCTGGAAGCTGCCTGAGCCTCACCAGCAAGCTGCTGAAGCGTGCGACTGTTATACATACCAGCGCTTTTCTGAGCAGCTGCTACTGGCGCAAACGCAATAGCGTTTTTTTGAATAATACGAGAAACGATATCTGCGGTGTTAGTTTCCGCGTTGTTTGCGTTAGCTGTAGCTTGATTAGCAAGACCTTGCTGCGCGTTGATAGCTGTAGGATCAGCCATACCGCGAGTAGTCTGAGTTCCTGAACCCATAACCAACGGTCCGAACAGCTTCATCAAGCCATCAATACCGGAAAGAGGAGATGCACCCATAGCTTATTACTCCTTTGTAGCAGCGCTGGCTGCAATTTTTCCGCGAGTTTCTTCGATCTGCATATCCCCACGCTTCCAAGCTGTGATACCAACAGCCGCACCGGGGACAGCAAGAATAGCTGCGATAGCCATAGCTAGCTGAGGAATAGCAGCAATAGCTTCAGGCTTACCGTAGAAGATACCAAGAATGAGAAGGATAATAGTACCGACGACACCAGAAAAGGAGCCGAGAGCTACAGCAAAGCCGCAAGCAGGGCGCCAAGCTTTCTGATACCAAGCTTCTTTATGACTATTCTCCAACTCAACGCGGATAGTAGCGTTGACAGATTCGATAGCTGCTAGGTCCAGCTGAGCAAGAAGTTCTTGGTTCTTATAACCACGAGCCTGCATTTCTTTCTTGAAGTCCAGCTCGTACTTCTGGAGAGCAAGAAGCTGGTCAGGACTCATACCATTCAGCTTAGCTTGTACCTCCGCGGGAGCCGCAGTTTCAGGCAATCCGATAGCAGCTGCTATCTTCCCAACAGCCATAGTAGCTACGCCTACAGGACCACCAGTTACGGCAGCTGTAATCCAGGGAAGGATAGAACTAACTACGTTGCTGAAACCGCTCATGTGACTCTCCAGGTTATAGCAACTACGTTAAGAGAAAGCTGCTAAGAAAACCAGTGGGGACTTAAAGCTTGGCAGGAGGAAGTTGTCCTGTTTTGATGATAGTAATAACTACGACACTTCCAGCTGCTACAACAGCCAGCCACTTAGCTACGGCGCCTACATAGCTAAGAAGTCGTATACCGCTTTGAAGATCCTTGAAGAACTTAACCATCGCTTCTGTGTTAGCAGCGATAGTCTTAGTCAACTCAGTATTCTCCTCGATAGCTGACTGCTGTTTACTCACCGCAGTCTTAAGCTCCAGATGCTGCTGCTTCATGAGTTCGATTTCCTTCCTTACATCATCTTCCATCTTGGACTCCGAGCTTACAGCTGAGTAAACGAGTTGATGTTAAACGCTAGTACCGTAGGACTGACAGCAAATCCGAGATACTGCTGGATGTTGCCAGTACCTGTTGGTGCTACGTTTTGAATCTGGCCGTTAGATGTGCTGAGATAGTAGCTACGACCGATCGTAAGACCGCTGATAGCTACCTTCCCAGAATGGATAATGACTTCGATAAACTGGTTAGCAGCGTTTGTCTGAGGACCAGCAGAGAAGCCGCGGCACACCTTGGTGTTATCTGCTGCGTTAGCATTTATAACTCGCAGCTCTCCGCCTACGTCTTTAAAAGCAACAGCCGCACCTACTTGAATAGCTTCGTCGGTTTTTACGTAAAGACGGTTTAAGTTTCCAGCTAGCAGCGTAGAGGTACTACCAGCAAGCTCACTCCACAGCTCATAGCTTTGCGAACCAATGCCGCAGAGAGTTACGAACGTATCGAAGATTTGCTGCAAGGTGTTGTAAACTTCAACGAACGCAGCCTTCGTCTCCGGATCAAGGTTATCAGGAGGGTCTTGAGAAAGACGGAAGTCAACAGGAGCTGTGAAGTTATACGGCATTATCTGTTACCTCCTTCCGTAAATTCGATAATCATGCTGTTAAGGTTGAAAGCTCCAACGAAAACACCTAGGCAGTTCAAGCCTGTTATCTGCTTTCCGTACTTCTTCATCTTCGGAGAGCTTTTAATGAGAGTAGCTTCTTCTATCGGATACTCGATAGTCTTACCATCGAGCGTGATAGCAATGTAGTACTTAAAAGTATTTCCTTCGTTGATGCTTTCAACGTCGCTCTGCTGGTGCACGATGAACACGTTGCGTCGGAACTCGAACTTACCGAGCATGAACACGCCGTTGGCTGTATCTTGCTTGTAGTCAAAATTAACAACTTGCACCTCTCCGTTAGCTTTAACAAAAGCTAGGTTCTCTCTCGGATACTCGATGCTACGGATAGTATCATTGAAGTCATCATACGTAGTATCCGGACCGAGACCGTCATAGCTTACAGTAAGCTCGTCATAAGCAAGCTCGCCATAAAGATTAGGAGAATTCCACTGAAAGCAATCACGATGAGTTATCTTAAGCTTTCCCCAGCGTTTGAGAACAACGTCGTAAACAAGAGCGTGCGTGAACTCAGCGTAGCTGGTACCATACGATAGCACCAAGTATCTCGCGGATACCATCGTCAGCTTATTATACAACTGAGTAGAGAGATAACTCTCAGTAAACTGCATGCTTGTTGGATTGAAATCTTCAAAGTACTTCATAGAAAGAAAGTCAGTAAGCTCAGGAAGGATGTTATCGCAGGTAGACAATCCAACTTTCTGCGCACCTGCTGAAGTCCAAGCGTAGTGATCTACGTTGTTAGACTGCCAGCTAACGCTTTCTGCTGTTTGAATACCCCCGGAATTAGGAAGTTCCTTGAAGTTATACGGAAACCTAGCATTGCCGGTATACCTAGCAGCTACGATATTCTTCTCGCAGTAAGCTATGAAGCCGCCAGCAATCGGAAGGCATACGATGATGCGTCCCTTAGCTTCGTTCAACGAACCACCGCCAGCACCAGTAATCAGCGAGGGAGTGAAGTCTAGAGGATCTGTAAGAGACGACCACGAGATGCTGTTATCATCCCAGAGGATGGAGTATCCGTTAGCATTACACATGCCAGATACTAGAGCAACATCTACGCCGACAAGAGCTACTTCATCGAGCAGCTTAGTTTCTTGGTTATATTTATAACAACCCTTGTTAGCATAGAACAAGTAGCTTTGTGCGTTAACAAGAGCTGTTGTCACAAGCACGTTCTGCTGAAGTCCGGAGATGGGAGAAACTGAGTTCCAAACACCTACAACTTTATCGTAGATGTAGTTCTTACCAGCAGCAGGGCAGAACAGAAAACGAGATAGCTCATCGTTCTGAATAGGAAATACAGAGTCGAAATCGTTAACTGCTGACAAGCCATCAAGCAACTTCGTGTAACCTACACTCATGTAACCTTGAGATGTAGGCATGACGTTGTGCATATAGAAGGCTTGTGGGATGCCTCTATCTTTATCTACGTCAGCTTGGCTGTTAACATTCTTATCATAGTTCTGATCGTACTGACCGACTATGATACTTCTTCCGCCGAAAGATGTGGCGAAAGGAAAGTTAGCAGATGCTAAGTTAGCTCGTACTCTCCAGAAAGCCATTTGCTAACTTCCTTAAAAAGCTCGCTGTACGACAATCTTGTACTCAAGAGCTGTCGGAGCTATAACTGCTAGCGCCCCTGTGCTGCGAACAACAGTCTGCAAGTTATTCCCAGCAGTGCCAGTAACAAAGCTTCCAGACGTTCTGTTATTCCAGAACGGCGGGGGCATAGGAGTAGAGCCTGCTACTGCAACAACGTCGTTCAGTACGTCTCCAGCAAGAATTCCGTTAGCAGGAACATCTATCAGAGAACGCCACAACAAGTTGTGAGAAAGCTCTCTAGCTCCAATGTTATGCGGAACTGTTACAGGAGTACCAGCTGCAACACCTGTCGTCCACTCGCTTTCATACCGACACTGGTAAGCGTAAGGACGCAACGCGGTTACTACAGTTGCGCTAGTATCTGCTTCTGCAACGTACAACTTATTAACAGCCGTAAACGCAGGATCAGTTCCAGAGACGGTAGAAGGTCCAGTTACCGAATACATCTTCCAATCTATAAGCGAGAAGAAATCCGGAGCGTACCCAGCTGTAGCAATATCAGGAGCAACTACAGGAACCGGATAGGTAGTTCCTGCCGGTCGCGTGCACTGATTCTGCAATTCGCACTCGTCGATGTAACCAGTGAAGTAGCTAGCGTTGGTTCCCAGCGCGCCGATGCTATCCTGCGTCGTCGGGCAAATTTGCAGCACAGATGCGGTGTTAGCTTCCTGCACTCCGTTGACGTAAAGACGATACACGCCAGCAAGCTTGTCGAACGTAAGCTCAACGAAGTACCAAGTATTAACCACCGGTGCTATAGTACCAACAACGTTGCTGGCAATGTTATTCCCAGTTCCGTTCGAGGACAAACTGTAGCCGAAACGCAGCGTACCAGCTGTGTTGTTTATAAACAGATTAATACCAAAGTTGCTGGCGTTAGCTATGCTTCGGATAGTAGCATTAGCTCCAGAGCCAGGAAGGACAGATGCGTAAACCCAGCCAGCAACTCTCCAGCTGTCGAAGAAACTACGAGCAACCGTAGCTTTAACATAATCCGCACTACCGTTCAGCGTGTTGTTAGCACCTGCTCCACCAAGAGCAGCACTACCAAACTTAATCTGGGTAGCTTGCAGCTTAGCTCCACCCTGCATAGTCCACGAAGTACCGAAGTCGTCAGTTGTTGCCAACGCTCCAGCAGTTCCATTGAAGTGCAGCAAGCTGTTAGTAGTTCTATTAAAGCTGATACCGTAATGCGGCGGGGCTAGCGTCTTAGAAAACACCGGAGTCGCGTTAGCTACATAGTTTGCTGCAAGATAGGAAGTATTCGAAACCGCAAGCAAGCCGAAAGCATTAAGAACATCCGTTCCGATAGCGTTGATGTAATCAACGTTACCAGCACTATTAAAGCCGTTAGCGTAAGCGTAATAGCTGCCAGCTTTAACATCAACTCCTAGAAGCGTAGCTGAGAGAATGCAGTGAGAAGGAACTCCAAGCGTCACTGGACCAGTAAGTACAGATTGACGAACTGGAATTCTACCACCAGCTGCTAGAGATAAGCTGTTGACCTTACCTTTTAGCGCGCGAAATTCTGCTGCTGCCGTCTGAGCTGCTACCGCACCCGTGGGCTGAGTTGCATCATCTGGATTAGGTACATAGGTCATAGCAGCAACTCCTCAATCTGTTAGAATCATAGCAAGTGCGACCGAACCAATGATAGCTCCAGTGCACAGCTCTGCTCGTTCCGTCCAATCTAAGTTCCACTTACGCCCGAGAGGCTTGTTAATAGCATAGGCTGCGACAACAGCAGCGCCACCTAAGCAATACCAGAGCTTATCAAGCCCGTAGAAATAAAGAAGCGGTGATGTGGCTACAGCAGATACTACCACTCCCCAGAGAGCAAGAAAGAAATGATCCCTGCCTGGCTGTTCTAAGCCCATAGACTCGTCAAAGTAGCCAAGCGTCATAGCTACGTAGATGCTAAGCCAGAGAACAGCGAGCGCCGGATCGAAAGCTACTGCAAGAGGAGCTGTCATAAGAAGCGAGCAGCTAATACGAGTTACGGTAGTACCAGGTTCGCGGAGAAAGAGCTTACGAAAGATAGCTCCAAACTTTCCACCACGAAGCTTCCAAACATAAGCAGCCCAGAGGATGTAAGCTGCTGCGAAGTAACCAAGCAGAGAAGGGTTTAAAGCTTGGTTCAATTCATACGCAAGAAGTTCATCGTAACTCATGGGTTCACCTGTGCGTTGTTGGGTATCTTAGCTGCGGAAACAAAACGATTACCAGCTGTAGCTGTCCAGTTATTTGTACCAGCAGCATTATAGCTAGCACTGGAAGTACGAAGCTTGAAACCTCCAGCTATTTTATCAGCGTGCGTACCGAAAGTAACAGCATTTCCGTTGATGGTAAGCGTAGCTGGATTTCCATTTATAAGCTGCACAGGACCGTCAGCAGCTGCGTTTCCTGTAAAGCTTCCGCTAAGAGTTACAGCGGCGCTGGGAAAGTTTTGGGTGTTAACAAGAGAGAAGCCTCCTGGGGGAGTGACTGTTCCATTTTGTCCAAAGTTGATATCTACAATAAAATTAAGAGTATCAACTCCAGACCAAGCAGGCTTAGCTCCACCAGCACCAGCTGTCCAAGATATGGAACCTTGAGAAACTCCATTCTTGTAGAAAGTAACAGTGTTTGCATCTGCGTCGTATGCACAACCTATTACATCTCCGGTTGTATACGATGCTCCATATGCCGTAGTTGCGCCATTAACAGCTTTCTGTCCGTTTGGTATATACGCTATGGCTCCAGCAGCAGCTCCCATCAACGCAGCACCTGTGCCTTGTGCAGGAACACTGTTAGCTGCAAACAGTCCAACTCTGACAACAGGTGTACCACCAACAGCTGTGATGAAAGTTTCCCAGTACCACTTTCCACTTGTAATAACAATAGAAGAAAGCGCAAAGGTTCCAGAACCAGACAACTGTCCAGTATCAAACCAACGCATATTAGCCCAGCGAATGCTCTGCGCAGGAACATCTAGTGGACTTATGGTAGGATAGTTGTTTGTTGGAGTATCCGTAAACTGATCAAAAGTAGCACCAGCGGTTACGCTGATACCAGAAGGTGTCCAGTTGTTCCCGTTTCCGCTAGTATCTTTACCAATAGCAGCTGCTGTAGCTGCGCTAGCATCCTTAAACTCAAGAAAGAAACCATTTGCACCGTAAGTACCTGTATAAGCCTTAGGCACCCAATAGTTGCTAGCAGGAGGAACTTCGCCAAAGCTACTGGGTGTGAGGGCTTGGCCGTCTACGAACGTAACGTTGGACATGAGGCCGTCAAACAGGGACGATGCCGACGTGTTGCCGCTGATACGATGCTCGACAGCTTGGTTCAGAACCAGATCAGTGTTCTGCGCGGGGTACAAGGCGACGCTGTAAGTCTGCTCGACGTTGTTGATAAAAAGCCGAACACGATTTGCTGCCGTGGCTTGAGTGGTGTCGATCATCAAATGAATATGCAAGTGCGCTGTCGGATCGCGAAACTTGGCGTTTGTTGTGATTATGTCATTCGTTCCGTCGTAGAAAGAGATGCTGTCGTTTAACCGCAAATAAAGAGCGCAGCCGCCCCCAGCAATGCCACCACCTTGCCCAAAGATTTGTCGATTGGAAGAAAGCGATCCCAGCTTTCCCCACCACGAATACGTCATCGTACGACGATTGCCAGCACCAGCAGGCGTGCGGGTCAAGTAGGTTGTGTTGCTCGCGCGGAAGCGCAGGCTATTAGCTACTTTATAATCAGCAGACGCACTAGCAGCACTAGCCATCACGGCTGCATGAACTGCACTCATTAGGAAAGCCCCACGCCAGTAAGAAGCCATTCAGTAGCTGTCACTTTTTCCGCAGTAGCTACACCAAACTGCGCAAGCGTACGAGTACCTGTACTACCTGTTGGGCACCAGGTAAGAACATCTGATGTGATAGCAATTGTGCAGGCGTTCGGAGAACGATTTGCAAATTGAATAACCGTACCTATCGGATACGGAACGCTACCGTTAGCGGGAATAGTAAACGCACGAGCGTTGGCATCACCGACAGGATGGTAAATGCACTTACCAGCATCTGAAGCATCCAGCGTGTAGTCTGCACTACGAGAGTTTTGCGGGATAATACTAAAGCTAAGATCAAGCCCGCTTACAGTATTATACGAAAGCATTTTCCAGTTGCCAAGACCCAGTGACTCCATCAAGCAGCTGTCACCAGCAGCTGTAAGAATATTCCTACCGCTGATATTCTGCATAGATGTAGCGTTATGCGTCAACGTAAGAGCAGCTGCAAACTTCACAAGCCGCAACCTACCAAGAGGAGCAACGCCAAAGCTGTTGATCGTAACCGCGCCAGTTACGTTAACAACGCGACTGTTAACAGCTCCGATATCCGTGGTAGATGCTGAGATAAGATTAACTTCGTCATCACTTTCTTTGAAAGCTGTAACAGCTTGGTCAGTAATGTTACCAGTGTTAACAACAATAGCCGGAGATGTGAAAGTTCCGACAACAATCAAGTTTCCACCGATGGTAAGATTACCTGCCATCGTAATAGCTTGACTGTTAGTGATAAGCATTGCTGTTGTCAGCGCACCGTTATCAGCTTTTGTACGAAACTCCAGCTGGCCGCCGAGATTTGCAGCAGTTACACCGCTTGCATAAGCTTCGATGGTAGCGTGTTCGTTGAAAGCAGGAGCCGCAGCAGCAAGCAAGGTGCTGTAGCTCTTAAACGAAAGCTTACCAAGAAGGTCTGCATCCAAGTTGACGAGAGGAATTTGCGCAGTACCACGACTGGAGCTAGCACTAAAAGATGCGTAGTCAGAAGCAGTCTGCTTGCTTTGCGCAAGATAGCTGTTAATACCATACTCAACCGTCAGCTTCTCTGGACCTGCTGCGTTGTATCGAGTCAAGCTACCATTAGTAGCAAACCCAAGATACAACGCTTTCAGCGCGTTATCAAAAAACAAGTTACCAGTATCTAGCGTAGGAGCTAGTCCTGTGTTGTCGATAAACAACACGCCTCCAGCAGACCCAGTAACTCCGCCGAGAACAGCCCAAACAGTATTAGGTTGAGGAGGCATCTACTTTCCTTTCTTAGTAACCGAAAGACAGCACGTAGCTGTTCTTCAGAATTGCGATCTGTTCAGGAACAAGACCAGTACGAGGATCGTCATACTTACGAGCTACTTCGTTCTGGCCTACTGTCTGCAAGATACGTGACGTTGCGTCATAGATGATAGCGTAAGGTTGCTTCTCAGCAATCCAGCTGCTGTAAGAACCTTCCGCAACATCCGGAAGAGAGTAGAAACCATGCATGATGCAGTTAAAACCAACGCGCGCACGAAGGTTAATAACATTCCCGGCCGCGTAAGCTACGTTACCACGCAAGGTTCTGTAGCTATCAAAAATCTCCTCAGGAGAGATAAATTTGAAAAAGTAGTTGTACTGGTTATCAGTAGGTTGCTGAGGAATAGCGAAGATATTAAGCTGAGCAGCGCTCAAGCTATCATCCCACAGGCGCGCAAAAGCAGCAGCTCTGTAGCGTTGAAACAAGCCTGTATCCAACTGTTGAACAAAGCTTGTTTCAGGAAAGACGATCTTAGTAGTCCAGATATCCAGGTTAAAAAAATCCACCGAGTGCATCTTCAACGTAGCAGCTCGCAAAGCAAGCTTCGTCTGCTGAACCATATCAGGACGGTTTGTCAGCGTATAGACTTCCTGAACCATTTCATCAAAAGTCATGTTGACAAACCGTCCTTTACGGTGCTGCTATCTTAGCTTAGTTACCAGCCGCAGCAGCTGCAATCTGCGCGGTGTTAACGATACCACCAAGCGGAGCAGGCTGCGAAGCGATCGGAGTTCCGTTCTTCAGAGCTGCCAGCCGCTCTTTCATTGCATTACCCGAGGAAGTACCTGCAAGCTTAGCTGCGTCCGGGTTAGCAACCGTCTCATTTTCGATAGCGCTGACATCAACGCCGAGAGCTTTGAGCTTAGAAAGAAGCTCGTTCTGCACATCAGCACGAACCTGCGCGGTAACTTCGTCTTGAATCTGCGCACGAATGGTAGCACGAGGATTGCGACGCATACGAGCAAAGTCGATTTCTTCCTGCGTTGCATACCGAAGAAGCGGATTGGCATTCTTGATTTCTTCATCAAGATACTCTTTATCCGCTTTCAGGTTCGTATCGAAGTAGTTCTCTTGAAAAGAAATCTTCTTTCCATCCTTGCGGATGAAGTTGGCAGTAACCATCGCACAGTAGTAGTGCTTCGTTTCGGTTTCCAGCACGACAGGAAGCGGCTTCACTTTTACTTCCTCGTAGTTGACTGCTGGAACTTCGTTGTTTTTCGGGTCACTCATCTGCGTATTCCTTCTTGCTTGTTACCTTGTTTGAACCAGAGAAGAAATCCTGCTAGCTTTACACCGAGTCACCAATGCAAAGCTAGCAGGAAAGTTTGGGAGGAAACGCCCAGTTACCCGACAGCCGCAGCCGTCAGGTTCGTCATGATGCCGAAAGCAGGAGGGTTCTTGATGACAGCCGTAACTTCCGTCGTCAAGGTACCACCAACAGCATCAACACCGTTGTCAGCTGCGTCCTTTTCGTCCATGTTAAACTCACGATTGACGGTCTTACGATCGCCAAGATACGCGAGATTGAACGTAGACATATCGACCGCAACAGCAAGTCGGCTCCACGAAGCATTCGTATTAAAGAGCGGATGCTCGATAACACGGAACGTGCCCCGCGCAATCTTGATGGTCGTGAACTGGAGACCCCAGCTAGTAGCACCATCAACCATGAAGTACGTACCGTTCAAGCGACCGATGTTATTGATCACTCGCTTGGCAGTACCACCAACGAACAGCACGCGCTCGTTAGCAACTTTCGGGTCAGTAGCCTGGTTGAAGCACGGATCAAAAGCAGCTTCGAACTGCGTGTAGTTCGTAGTACCGCCGGCAACAGTCACGTTAGCAGCGCTGTAGCTAGGCGGGTAGTAAGCAAGATTGCTGACGATCGAAAAGATACCATCCATCGTACGGAACGGCTGACCGTTACGCGTGCCAGCAAACTTCTGGCCGAAGAACAGTGCTTTCTCGATATCAGCAGCGTGAAACGCAGCGCAGTCCTGACGGTTCTCAGCAACGTTCGTATCACCAGCGATCATCTTGGTGGCACGAGCTGAGTCACTGATAGCCCAGGTGTTGCGGAAAATCTGCGTAAGGTTCGTAACTCGCAGCGGATTGATAGCAAGAGCATTCGGACGAAGCGATGCTTCCTCGAAAGCCGTACCAACCTGGAACAAGTTGACGTTTGCACCGATAGCTGCCACAGCCGAGCTACCAATACCGCGAGACACCTGAACCTGCGTCGTGCTCAGGATGCTGTTGATAATGATATTCTCGCTCGTGCTGTCAACACGCATGATCATGTTCGGCAGCACGTTGACAGTGCTGACAACGTTGAACACAGTGTCGGCAGCAGTCTGGCCAGCAGCAGTCAGCGTGAGCTGCGGAAACAGCATGGTCTTCGTAAAGAAGCCATGTTCTGTCTGCGAAGCAACTTCCGCTGTCAGCATCGACGTAAGACCGAACAGAGGAGCGTTACCATTCGGCATCAGTCGCGTGATCATACCAGCAAACGACTTTGCTGCTTGATCCTGCGTAACGAGTGCCGTATTAAAGATACCTACGGACATGTCTTGGTTCCTTTCTTTCTTTCCTGAACTTACAAAGTTCCGCTGCGGAGACCATCGACACGAATCGTAGGTCCGAAGATGAGCGAGACGCCACCAACAGGGCTGGTAGCAGTCGCGTTCGCAGACAAGGTAACACCGATAAGACCACTTTGTCCTTGCCGAATACCAAGAACCGTGGTGTTAGCAGGGATGCCCGTGCCAGTAACAATCATACCAGGCGTGATGTTGACAAAAGGAATGTTACTTCCCATCGTCAACGCAGTCTGGCCCGGCTGAAGAACGAACGTAACAGTCGGAGATGCGTTCGTCGTTTGCGAGAGCTGCGAGACTTGCGGAGTATCGTTCAAGATCGTGAACAAATACTCGCGCCACGTCGAAGCAGCAACATCTCGCACGCCGCCGCCAGCAACTACGCCCACGCCAACTGCGAACGTCATTGCAAAAGCAACGGTGTTCACAAAGAGCAGACGGAACGTGGTGCCAGGTCCCGACGAGTTGTCAGGAGCGTTACCTGCAAGAGCAAGCAGGATGTTCTGCGCGGTATCAGTCGTATCCGTGTAACCAGCAGTAGGTCCGGTACGATTGATGATGCCAGTTGCGATAGCGTTGCCGGTAAGAGTACCAGCACCAACTGTCGCGATAGCACCAGCTGTCAGGCTTTCGCCACCACCCAGGATATCACCAGGCGAAAACAGCCCACCGGAAAGTTCGTTACCTCGCTGAACCAAAGGACGTGCGAGCATTGTTAGTTCCTTTCTTTCTACTTAAAAGTTACGAAGAAGTACCAAGGAAGTACTGACTCCAGTCTTGTTCCTTCTTACGTCCACCAGCTTGCGCCGTAGGAGCGTCCGTGATGACTCGACCCGAGCCAGTGATAAGAGCTTCTGCCAGTCCCGTCATGTAAGCGGAAACTTGCTGAGAAACTTCTTGAGGAGTTGCGTTGGGATTTTTCGCCAAAATCTGCGTTTGCAGCGCTGTAACAACAGGAGAAACAGCAGGATTTTGGAAAACCGCAGAAGAATCTTGCACCGCAGCGGTAGTAGAATGTTGCTTGAGGATGTTAGGAATATGAGCTTGCAGCGCTTCTACAAACTTAGTCTGCTGCGTTTCCATCATCCGACCAGCTACGTTAGTAGACTGGACTAGCGAGTTCTGAGCTACTGCGCTGAGCACCTGGGCAAACGCGGTAGCATCTCCGCTGAGTGCTTTAGCTGCAAGTTCTGGGTTTACTGCTTTAGAGAAATCAACTTTGCTTGCGACTTCTGCTAGTTTCGCAGGGTCCATGTTGAACTTCTGGACCAAATCGGGCAGCTGACTTTTGTTGGCAGGATCAATTTTCCACAGCTCCTGAAATCCGTCCAGTGGCGATTTATCTCCAGCGCCAGCAGCAGGAAATGCACCAGGACCCTTACCATCACTTTGCGGAGTAGCAGCGCTAGGAACGGTAGGATTCTGAAGTGCGCTGTTAGGTTGCTGTTGCTGCTGGTTAGCTCCGGGAGCACCTGGCACCTGAGATGCAACAGTAGGTCCACGGAAGAATTCCATGATAGAGCCGATGGGTCCAATTGCGTTCGACATAGCTTAGTTCCTTCTCTGCTTGCGTTGTTACTTGGTTTGTTGCTTAAGCGTCAGTGCTTTCAGCAAGTCTTCTAGTTCCGTCTCTGCTTGATCTGAAGTAGCAAGCAGATAGTCTAGCACAGCGATAGCTCCACGATTGAAAGCAACATCTACGTGATACTCCAAATCTGCATTAGCAAGAGTTGGGTCCACTGACTTGTTCACAACCTTAGCAGCGTACTCTGCGCGGTTAGTTTGTATCCATTGCTTCTGCAAAGTAGTAAACACCATCGCTGGCGCTAGCTCTTCGGAAGTAAAATGGAAACGTTCGAAACCTGAGGATACTAGTGTTGCCATGTTTGCTTGTCCTTACGGGCGACCTGTTGCTTGCGGGTTTGGCGGCATACCTACATCTCTTGTAGTAGCTCCTGGTGACGAACTTGAGTTTCCACCTACGGTGCTTTCTGCTGCCATAGCTGTAGGAGAAGGACTTGCGCCACCAACTTGCTGCTTCTTCTGAAGCTCTTGAACAAGCTCTGGTGGCATCTGCGGCTGCGGAGGTGGTTGCTGTCCAGCTTTGATAGCTTCAAGAGCAATCTGCTGCCAGCTAGCTTGTTGCTGCTCAAACTGCATTTGCAGCTGTGATTTCTCAAAAGGACGCAAGTCAAGTCCGCGGCCCTTAAACATGTAAGAAATCATAGGAGCAAGATTATAACCAGCAGCAACCTGCGGGCTAGAACCAAACACTTGAATAGCTGTTTGCAGTTCCTCAGTACCAAGTAGCTTATCACTCGGCATAACACCATCGCTGAGCTTAAAGTGCACAGCAGCTTTACGAAGATCAACAGGATTGATTTTAACAGTAGCGTTCTTATCCGAGTTATAAAGAACAGCTTCACCTTGATACTGCAAGATGTTAAACTTCAGCACATGCTTGACGTCAGTAAGAACGCTTTCTTCCGTCGTTATCGCCATCATCTTATTCCGCATGTTACCATGCGCCATGACGTCGTTAAACTCAGAACGCGTCTTATTTCCTTTAACAAACTGTCCTTGCTGCACTTGGTTCTGGTTGTTGATCTTATCAGCAAAACCAACCATCTGCATCGCACCTTCAAGAAGCGACGTTGTTTGCTCATCCCGATAAGGAAAAGGAAACACAGCTTCATTCAGCGGCTTACCGAAAGCAGAAGGACGAACTGGTATCTTAGCAGCTGGCTCCGAGCTGTTAATATCTTTAGCAAGAATTCTGGTAGGATCGTAGATAACACGATCTCCTACAAGACGACGCTTGCTAGCCATAAAGCCTTTAAGCATCGCAGTGCTAACGTTCTGCATATCTCGTACGTTGCCAGCAAAGCTCTTAGTCTGGTAGTTCAAGCCATCATCAATCGGCTGACCAAAGAGAATAGGCAGCTTGTTATGCGCGTTAGTCTGCTTCTCTGCAAACAACACAACTTGGTTGTTGATGATAACAAACTTCCACACCTGCGGAGTGTTTACGGAAGATACTTTGAAGTCGAAATCCGCAGGAATGATGCGCGCGTACAAGGTAGTAACTTGATACATGTTACCATATCTGATACCTTGCGTGGAACGAGCAGAATCAGTAGCCCAGCTCATCCAGTCAAAAACTTGCAGAGGCTTCTGCTGCTGCAACGGCTCAGGATTGAGCATAGGCTGGTAGTACATAAAAGGAGCACTGCTGCTAACAAAGCCTCCAGCTCCCATGCTGCTTTCAAAAGCTCGCGTCACCGTTGCAGGATTAACAACTCCATGCAGCTCGTTAATATATTTCTTAAGCCGCACACGAGACATAAGTTCGATATACCCCGCGAATTCCCCGTGCTCAGAGATATCGCAAGGATCAACTCGTGGATCCCAGAAGGTGTTATAAAGGTCCATGCGCTTAAGAACGTTACCTTGCCAGACAGTCTGCTTAGCAGCAGCTCCTGTTGCAGAAGCAAGACTCGTCTCTACAGACGCTGTATTCCTACTCTGCCAAGTAACTTCCAGTGCATGAATGTTATACTTGAAACCATCACGGAAGAACTTAATAAGCTCTCGCTTCCACTTAGCAGTAATGCTGTTTTCTGCAATAATAGTTTCCATCTGCAGCGCGCTATCAGCGAAAGTAGGATCAGCAGCTACTCCAAACACAGGATAACCTGTTAGAAAGGTTTCCATGAAGTAACCTAGCGCTGACTCTACCTGCGGCATAACGATCGGCACAGTAGGATCTTGCATCTTAGCAGCATCTCCGCTGCGATTAGCAAGTCGCGCACGGACGGTATCATCGTTAAAATCTTCTTCCCGCATGTACGCGCGGTCGATGCTAGCAAGAGCATCTCGGATACTAAACTGGTTTGAAAGCAACTGCTGAGCTGCTGTTGCGTAAGTCAACAAGCTGCGTTCTTGCTTATCGTTGACTTTCATAGGATCTTGCGTCGCGCCAGCCATAGTTTAGTTCCTTTCAGAAAGCTGTGTTGTTAGGTTGAACTCTAGCTGTTGCAGCTTCTAAGAGTTCTAAATTCGTATCCGTAGCCATAATAGGCCCGTAGAGATCAACCGTTCTTTGCAGATAAGTAAGAAGATCGAGTAAACCATCTACGTTGTCTCGCTTCATAGGATTCCAGTTAGAAATCTGAGATGTCACCAAGCTGCGAACATCATCATGAAGCAGGATGTTTCCGGCGGTAAGTTCTTTTAGCGTATCTTTGATACGACTGTTTTTGCTGTAAGAGCCTGTATACAGCTCTACGAAATGAAAACCTGTTAGCTGCAACCGCTCGCAAGTATTCTGAAACCAGTAGAGCAGGCTGTACTGATAAGCAGTAGACTCAACAGCTATCACCTTAGTGTTAGTCTCAATCGCCATAAGCAGCGCTTGGTAGATAGTCTGACCTGGCGAGAGACGTTCTTCAACTACCTTCCGCAAGCAAGGCATCTCATCATACACCTCTAGATATCCGATAGCAACAGAGTCGCTACCAGCTTTATCGTTTGCAGGGTCGATGATTATAGCCTTACCTTGCGGTCTGTCGTATTCGCTATACGGCCAAGGCTTTATGAGACTGAGATTGGTGCTAGTATTAATCCCAGCATCCGTATCATTCATAACTTCGGAAAGAAAAATCTCCGGATGACCCATGGAGATATCGTTATCAAATTCTTCAATAAGACTCTCGTAAGATCTTAGCTCCGGCCAGAGAGCCTGACCATCAGCAAGAATAGCACCGCTGATAAACTTAGTCCAAAGCGGATTAGCACGCAACTTTTTAAGAATAGAATTCTTACCAGGATACATGTTACCAGCAAAGATGAACAAGCAGCCTTTCGGACTTTTAGCTTTCATTGCTGTAGCAAGCATCCAGCGTTCTAGCGAAGAAGATTGTATCTCGCTCTCGCTGCATTCTTTGCTCTGAATATCATCGAATATCATAACATCCGGGCGCTCGTTCTTGAGGTTCAAACCACGAACTGAACCTTCAGCACCGATACCTGCTATGATGATGTTTCTTCCAAGAAAGCCGAACTTCTTAAGAAAAGTAGTATCTTTCTCAACACCTAGTTTCCAGTTGCCGAAAACAGTTACTATATTTCTTTCCGACAGCATATCCATAACGTCAGCAATAATATTCTCTGCCATTGTTGCGGTGCTGCTTGTTACCAGAATAAACCTGCGTTTAGTGAACAATATACAGTAAAGAATAAACAGCTTGATAAGCGTCGTCTTACCATGACCGCGCGGAATTCCAAGCGCAACATGGCTAAACACACCCTGCTTAAACACTTCTTGCTTAAGCAAACTCCAAGCAGCAAGAAGCACAGGAGGGAAGTAATGCTTAAAAGTCTCTGGCATCGCTAGTCCAGCTAGCCAGTTAACATCAGCCTCTGCTGCTGCCTTAATCTGCGCGGAGGAAAAGTCCGCATGCATAACATCATCAACTGGCGCAACGCTCTTAGAACTTTCAAGCGCAGAACGCAGCTCTCTTTCGGTATCTGTGATACCAAGAGCGTCTTCCCACTTGTTAGTCCCTAAAGCAGGCATCTACGTTATTCCGCCCTCTGAGCTAGTTGCAGTCGGATAGCAAGCAAGATGTTCTTAGCAGTTTCCTTATCTCGATCGAGAATATCCTGCTTCGATGAGATAGCAGAAAGTTTCGGCACGTCCTCAGCCTTCGACTCGCTCGACCGTGAGTGAGGAGTCTGGAAGGTGGGCAGCAACTTTCTGGTACTTGTTAACACCGGACCCGACATTTGATTTACCTTTCTCACTCTCGCTTAGGTTCCGTAACAGCTGTGAAGAAGGCATAGTTACTA